TCACACAACTTTTTCATAAATTCTTTTAAGTCAACTATATCCCAACCTTCATTCATAGCTGTTTCAAGGTTTATAGGATTGTCTTTTTCATCTAAACAATATCCTGTAAGCCATCTGTCAACTTTCTTTCTTCGGTCAGGATTAGTAATATTGAATAATTGAGAACCTATGCTTAGTTCATCACTCATAAATTCTTCAATATCCTTTAAAGCTATTGGTTTTACTTTGTATTTCTTATCTTTTACAATTAAAAAATCTCCACTCCCCAACATTACTGATAGGGGAGTAGGAGAGGTTTTTGTTTCTTTAGCCATTTATTTACCTCCTAATTTTCTTTAAACATTAATTATTCAAGGGCAACAGCTTTGTAATCAACAGCCCTATTAGTTCCTCTTGGTTTCAATACTGTAAATGTAATTGTTGCAGGAGTTGGAGTTCCGCCTTGTTGTGGAGGAATGATATTTCCTAATACTTTACACTTGTCAACAGTAGTTGCAACTTCGTAAAGAGTTCCATCTTCGCCTTGAGCTTCGCCTGTGATAACTAATTGATAAACAGGTCTAACAGGAGTTTTAGGCAATCCAAAGTTAGTTACATTGCTTGCAGAATAGTAATAAGTTACAAATAAAGCTTTACCAGCATCATCTTTATGGAAAGTCAATTTATTACTCGCTAACACATACTTTCCAACAGCAGGAGTCGTTGTCTCTTTTGTAAGTGCTTTATTGTGAATATCTACAACAATAACACCGTCAGCAGTAGGAGTATGTTTTAAGGTTACTTCATAAGGAGTAGTTTCGGGTACTATAATCTCTTCATCAATTACAGGGAAATCAGCAGTTGCTAATATTTTGGATTCATCACCCATAACAAACGCATAAAGTTCAGTAGGCATATATCCTAATTGAACAGCCATTGTTCCTGATATCTTTGTATCAAGATTTGCAGCATCCCAAAAACTATTACCATCAGCAATAGGGGAGCCATCAATAGTGATATTAGGAGTTATTTGCTGAACAACACCCATTCTTGAAAAAGATTTCTCCATTGTTGGAACGCCATTTACATATTTCTTTAGTAAAATTTTACCAGCTTTGTTAAATACTATTGGTTGCATATAAACACTTCCTTTCTTCTTTCAAAATTCTAAACATTTCTGTAAAATTGGTATCTGCTTCCTGCACAAAAAAAAGCCATCCGCAGTGGATAGCTCGCCTAATTGTCCTTCAAATTCCAAATACCTATTATTAACCTTTTTTCTTTGCAAGAGTTCAAATATTCTTGCTTGTATGTCATATGCTTTGTAGTCATATGAATATGGAACGTGACAGTCAATTTGTATTACTTCTTCACGGATAACAATGTTTCTTGTTTTTCTTGCGGGTAAAAAGAATACGCAAAGTCTAATTTCATTTGTTGCTAAATCGCTATATTTGCTTCGCTTTATTATTCTCTTAGCCTTTTCAACATTAGTTGCATTTGTTAAGCCCATGAGAGATAAAATCTCACTGTCATTTATTAAAATTTTTTGAATTTCTGTGAGGTCTTTGGAGGGATTGAACATTTTCATCACCTCTTATCCGTTTTTATAAATCTGCCAAAGTTAAACATTGCAATGGTTTCTTTAATCAGCCTTTGCATACGACCGTTCTTCATCCAACGCACTGCATTTTGTATCGCATAAGATGGGGGAGTAGGGGCATATTTACCGCCTTTTTGTTCCAAGTCATAGCCAGCCTTTGGAGAACGACTTACTTTTTCATTTCCGAATATATCTGTATAAGGTATGCCAGCTTGTCTTGAACGAATTTTATTATCGCCTCTTGCGGGGTTCCATAAAGAACTATTTTTATAGTCAGCTAAAGCAGGATTGCTCTCGTCCATTAATGAGCCAGTTCCATGTTCATCCATAGCAGCCCAAGCACCGCCAACAATAGAAACACTTATCACATTAGCAATATCTGTTATATCTCCGTCAGTTAAACTTTCTCTGCCTTCTGGGGTATTCATTCGCTGTTTAGCTTCGTTTAAAAGTTCTTGTTGTAGTTGCTTCATAGAGAATATTAATTCCTGTTTTAAAGCCAAAATACAGCCTTGACTATCGAATTTGATTGACATATTAATCAGCCCTTAAATCTATTTTGAGTTGTATTCTTGAAATTCCTTTAAGTCCAATATCATCAATCGAAATAACCTCATATTTTTCGCCATTAAAAGTAAACCTATCAAGCAATTCAACGCCTAAAGATTTCGGTACTTGCAAAGTGTATTTTGTACCTTCTAACAATCCCGGGTCTTGTTGTATCATTCTATAAGTGATTACTTCGCCATAAGCGGGAATATCAGGATTAATTGTTTCCCAATCCATTACAACATTAAAGTTTTCATCAGTGGTTTCTTCATGCCTTTGATGTTGAACGATTACATTGCACTTCGCACAATAGAACTCTAATTCTTTACTTGCGAGGTCATAATTGACCGTTTGAGCAATGTATTTATCGTTGTTGATAGTTAATACCTCGCCACTCTTTAAATCGCTTTCAAGGGGAATTAAGCCCTCAAAGAACGCTTCACGAACGCCTACATTATAGACAGAATTTGTTGACCGCTTAATTGAAACTTTAGTATGAAAAGGAGTAGGTCGTTGAATCGTGCAATCCATTCCTTTTGATTTTAAGAATTTTTTAGCATAACTCAATCCTACCAACCCCTTTTCGGATAAGTAACTGTAAAGCTGTTAAATGTAGGAATACTATTAGGAGCAATTTCTTCAAGAATTTTACCAATAAATCTGTTTCTATCTTCTTCAAATTCAGCTTTTCTTTTGCTCCAATCGCTTCCTAATTCATAACTACCATGCGGACCCGTTTCTTTTTTAGGCAATCTTGCACCCATTGAAGGACACAAGAGTATGCAACATTCAAGCACAACAGCATATTCAAGGTAAACTCTTAAATCGCCATCTAAAGTAGCATAATCAGATATTTTCTCGATTATATTTGCTTCTGCAAGCGTGATAATATCTGGTGAGTTCAATAAATCATCGGGAAGATAGGCATCATCGACACCCATCTTATCCCTAATTCTTTTTTCCCAATAATCGTTTTTCAATATCCTATTTGCCATAGGGGTGTCACCCCCTATTATTCAAGTGTCATTATTGCAGACGACTTCTTGAGTATTTTTCTGAAACCGCTATTTTCGGAAACTGTCATTATCTTAGTTTGGTTCTTAATGAATGTATCAGCTTCGTTGATAGTTGAACCAAGTTCGAATATTTCCTCAATTGCAGACTCTCTGTTTAATCCGTAAAGAGGCACTTTGCCACCGATTTTTTCAACATGAGGGCTATACAATAATGTAACATTTGTTACAAGATTTTGCGGCAATGTAACAGCAACATTTAATCCATTTGCAAGCAAAGCGTCCATTTTGGAAGCAACATCTCCAGCAGGATATAACACTTCAAGTATTTGCAATAATCCATCTTCGTTAGAAACTACTGTATTGCAAGCTCTTGGATAGAATTTCAACAGGAATTTTATCCAAGCTGTTCTTGTTAAAGCAGTAGAGTATGAACTATCAAGGTCTTTTGCTTTGTAGCTTGTAGCAGCATTATTGTTTCCGTCACCATCTTTTATAACTGATAAAATTTCAGCTACTTTGTTGTCAGCAGCTTGTACGCCTATTTCCTGTAAATGAATATTGAATACATCTAAAGTCATTCTTCTTAATGCTTCGTAGGAAGCTTCGATTGCACGACCATATTTGTAGATGTTGATTGCAGATTCACCAAGTTTTAACTTAGCTGTTGGTAATTCAGCAGCTTCGGTTATACGTTTCATTTGAGTTGCTTTCTTGTTGTTAGCGTCGTCTAAATCTAAATATGCAGCTTTGTAAGTGTTGCTATCTATCGGAGTTCTTGCTGCTATTAAATATTTGAACACAGGATATTCAGTCATTGCCTGAACTAAAGTTCTTGCAATATATTCAGGGAACAATACCTTGTTTTCATTTGTTCTGTAGAAAGCTTCAACCTTAGAAGCAAATATATTCTTGTCAGGAATTGACTTTGTAAGAATACCAGCTTCTTTCATTAATCTTTCAAAAGCGTCAAGGTTGCTGCCTTCTTGTGTAGGGTCTAAGCTTTCCAAATAAGATGATAAAGTCATTTCTTTGGAATGAGCCTCTCTGTATAAGTCACTTGTTAAATTTTGTAAAGTTATTTTTTCGTTAGCCATATTATTCATCTCCTCTCAAATTAACCTAAAAATACAGTTGCGGTTTTTGCGGTTGCGTCTGTGTTGATAAAAATAGGTAATCCAATTTTTCTATCTGCAACACCAGCAACATCAGTTGTGTCTCCCATTGCAGCGCCTGTGTCACCTGCTGTAAATTCGATTTCCATTGTGTCATCGTTGTCAGCAGGAACTTTAGCAGTTAAAATAACAGTCGCTGTTGAACGAGTTACATCAAAAAATGCCTTTACATCTTCGTCAGCCTTTAAAGCTGTTTCGATTGCAGTAGCAGTAGCAGTAGCAGTTCCTACAGCCAATGTTACTGTAATGTCTTTACCATCAGCCAATTCAGCTTTTCCGGCAGCAGTAATGGTAACAGTAG